CAGGTGAGAATGTGTTTTGAAATGTTCTGTAATTTCCGCTTGTAGTGACACCTGTAATATTATATGTCACAGTTACGTTTGTACTATCATCTCTTATGCTCATTGTAAATGCCGTTAAAGTATAATCTCTTGGTATTACCTTAAATGTTTGTGCAGATGCTGATGTTGTTAATACAATCATACCTATATAACGCAAAAAAAATAGGGTTTTGTTTTATGATCCACACCCGACACAATCAATTTCAGAAGAACTAGGTTTAGAACCATTTAATTTCATTTTAAGATTATGGATTTTATCCTTTATTTCCATGTCTGTGAACATATTACCTGTTAATTGAGATTCTAAATTTTGTATTTGATTGTGTAATTCTTGCATTTTTATAGACAATTTTAAGGTTAAAAAGAATGGACAGTAGTGTACTGTCAACTAAATAAGACAAAAAAAAAGCACCCCCTAAAAAGAGATGCTTTCACTAGAAGAAAATAAATAATTAAGGAGTTACAGTCAAAGTAGGATCAATTTTTGTTCCTTGAGTTGCTTCTGTGATTAATGTTGAAGTGATAAATGTTGCAGGATCGGGTTCTTGCCCTACCAATGTCATTGTGAATCCACTCAAATCAGAAGGTTGTGTTCCTGTGCCAATAGTCCCCGAATTTAATTCCATACCATTTTCCAAACCTACTATGAACATATTGCCATAATAATCTTCAACCGCTACACTAGGACGTCCCCAAGCAAGTAATTTAATTTGCTCTTGTGTTGGTGCATCTAGATAAGTTAAAGTTAAACTAAGCGTTTGCTCATAGAACGTTGTTCCTGTTTCCCTAGAACTGTTAATTGCAGTTTCTAGTGAAGATGTATTTTTTACATCGTACTCATAAACAGTAGGAGTACCTGCTATTGTAGTAATAACTCCATCTGTATATGTCAATGTTCCTAATCCATCTAGATCAAAAAAGTAAGCAGCCTTAATTCCTCCGAATCCTGCTTTGCAAGGAAGTACTCTTCCTGCTGATACATTACATGCCATATTTTTTATATTTTAAAAAAAAGGGGTAGATAGACATAACCACCTACCCCTTTCTTATGGTTTAAAATTTATTAAGAGTATAGAACGATGTCAGAACCAATTCCGTACTGTACGGCTGCTGCAAATCGCATCACCAATCTTACATTTTGTGAGCCGTCTAAATCCCTCATATCCAGCAACTTGCATTCATTTTGATCACTCAAAAGAGAAGTTCCAAAAAAGAGATTAGACTTCTCAGCAGCAACTGCTTGATTATTTCCTAATCCATTTGCTACGAATAACGGAATACCACCGAATGATAAAGGTGCGCCATTCTGATACCACAACGCTCCTCTGTTGTCAATACCACTTCCTAATGCTCCCATTGCACCAACATAAGCCTTTGCAATGTTTTGTGATACATAGATGTGTAAATCTTCCTTACCAAATAAAGTAGCAGGAATAGCATCAACTATTTTCTGCATTTCAGTAACTACGTTTCCAACAACAACTGCACCTGCTGCTACATCGATTACATCAGCATCAGCAGTCATAAGTGTTACAAAACCATCAAACTCACCTGTTGTAGCGTTTGCACCACTCCAAATGTTAGATTCTGTCTTAGCAGCGACTTCTGAGGCAAATTGCCCTATAATAAAATCACTGAACTTAGGAGGTAATTGATCAAAAGCAGAGTATCCCATTTGAGCAGCCTCCCAATCAGATTGGAAAGGTGTTAAACACATCTCTTGATTTACTTGGAAATATTCGGGTTGAATAATTCTTTCAGTTAATGTAACTGATCCTGCACTTGTGAAATCACAAGTTGCATCTACTACCAAACCACTAGTTGCTACCTTTTTGATAACCTCTTTGTATTTGATATTTGGTTTCACTTCGATTCCACCATTTGCAATAGTGTTACCGCTTAGAAGAGCAGCAGAGATATATTCCCCTGCAAATTCTCCTGCATATGTGCTTGTTATGTTTACTGCCATTTTATTTTAAATTTGATATTTTTTGAAAAACTCTATCTCTTGTACTCATCACTCGGTTAGGAGAAATGTGCATTTTTATTTGTTTACTTGATTCACCTTCGGGATTATGCTTGATTGCTTTGGCAGCAGGTTCTGCAGAAAGTTTTTCTTCAAGTTTTTCTTCAACTTCTTTTTCTACTTTACTTGCTTCCATTTTATCGGCTTTTAAATCCGCAATGGCATCCTCAAGATTTTTAATTCTTATTTCCATTCCTTTCCAATCAGCAACATCAGCCTCTTCTTCTAGGCTTTCTTCAGTCAAATCTTCTTCAACTAAATCTTCTGTTTCTTCTTTTTGAGGAACTTCATCACTCACTTCTCTAACATCAGCAATTTTACCTTCTTCTTCAACAACTAAAAGCCTTGAATCTTCAAGCATATACTCACCAACAGGAAGTGCTACCTTTTCATCATCAGTCATGATAAATATATCACTCCCTTTTTCAAATGATTCTGCTTCTAAAACAGTACCATTTTCCAACTTTTGAGTTTCAAGTTTAACCTCAATACCCAAAACCGTTTTGATTTGGTTTAAAACTTCATTTGATTTCATATTCATATAACGATTGTTAAAATTTATTTTGCATTTTCATGCTTTCTTTTGAACTATGAACCACTCTGTTCCATCGCTCCACAACTGAACACCTTCGTATTCTTTGTTGATTATATAAGGAGATGATGAACCGTCTATGGTTGCTCCACTAATGGGAGTTAAACTAACCCTAGTATTAGATGTAAATGTTGTGTCAGAGATAAACTTTATTAATCTGTTTGTGTTTGTTCCATTTACATCGGGTAAATTAACCGTTGCATTCTCTACTCCCCCTGTTGCAGTAAATGTGAACTTTATTAATGTAGAACTAGTATAGGTGCTATCTGATAAATTTACAGTAGTACCATCTGCCACAGTTATGTGTGTTGCGATAACGTAATTGTCTATATCACTTAAAGTAGTTCTTTTGGTTGTACCACTTTGAACCAATGCAAATGCCTCATCACCTTGTAATGCAGTTGCTATTGGTAAAGCAGATATTTTAGAATTTGCCATTATACTATAATTTTATTGTTATTCTCTTGAAGAATCAAATCAGTATCTTCCTTAGTTAAAAAATTACCTTCCACTCCTGTAATAACACCAATGCCTTGTGCCCAATTATCACCATCACAACACTTTATTGAATAGGTATTATCGGGACACAAACACGCTCTTCTACCTCCTCTTGGAGATGTAGGATTAGGAATGTAATTCTTTCTTTTAATTCCTTGCATTTTTAAACTGATGGATATAATTTTTTTGAAGATGAGATAAGTTTGTATAACTTAGTTATTACATCAGAGGTTTTTGAAAAACCATCTATTGATTTAGGATCAACACCTATTTCCTTAGCAATATCAAATACTTTATATAAATCAGTCTCTATTTTATCTGCACTTGATCCTATGTCATTTAATCCACCAATCCATTCATCATAATTATTTTTATATTGCAAAAATGATTTGTCAATTTTAGATTCCATTGCTTTCATTTTATTATCTAATTTATTTGCATCAGATAATATTGAACTAATTTTTCTAGCAGCCAATTCAACCTTATGAGTTCCTAGATTAACTTCCTCTTTTGCTAGTCTGCTGAATACTTTACTTAATTCTCTTTTATTCATTTTATTTGTGTTTTATTTAACCTTAAATTGCTTATATAATGACTGCATCATAGATAAATCTTTTTCTGTTATTTGCAGAGCAGGAATTGGTGTTACTTTTTTTAATTCACTTGGCATATCAATACCTAGTTCCTTATATGTGCTTTCTATATTGTTATAAAGTTTAATTTCTTCTTTTAACATTTTGGCTGCTTTTGCTGATTTATCTATTGCTTTAGACATAAAACCCTTAGATGCATCCATGTCATTAATATAATCAGTATAAGCACTACTTGATTGTTTTTGTAGATTTTTTAAATCATCTACTAAACCCAATTCTACTCTTTCACCCTTGACAATGCTTGTTATTTTACTAAGCAATAAATCTGCTTCTTGTTCTTCTTTTTTCATTTCTGATGCTTTAATTTTATCGGCAAAAAAGCCTTCTATACTGAATCCTTTTACTTTTCCTGTTTTAACATAATCATTCCAAACCTCTTCATTGTTTACTTTTACAGTACCCATCCAAGTCCCTATTGGAACATTCATATCATACTTTCTTGATTTGTCAAACTTATCATCTTCAACTATCCAACTTTCAACTAATGTCAATCCTTGTAAGTTATCAGAATGCTCTAATGTAGAATTACCTTGATATCCATTTGTTAGGTATCTTTGGGATGCTTTTAAAACTGTATCCTTTGAGAAATAAATATAATATTCTTCACCTTCTGTTTTTCTGTAAATGGGTTTGTTTGGAATTAACAAAGCACCCATCAATATTTTTTTCTCTGTGTCAACTTCTGCTAGTTTTACTTCATCTGATTTTAAGGCTACAAAATCTGATTCAATAGCAGGTGATTCAACAATAGAGATGGCTTCAATACCACTCTCTTCATTGTCATCCAAAACTAATTCTACAATTTTCATATTTATATAACGGTTAATTTTCTTGTTTTTTGTTTTTTAAAATAAGGTTCGATAACAGAACAGTAAGCGTTACCTTATTGTACAATCTCGAACCCTATAATGTTGCTCCTTCCACAATGTTTCTCTCAAGGCTTTGTGCAGTTGTTACATCGTTTGCAACTACATACGCTTTAACAGGTGCTTGTGATGCTACAACATCTGCTATTTGATTTACTCCGCTTTGTCCTACTATGTTAAATGCAGGTGCTTGTGATTCAAATTGCGTTGCACTTGGAGATGTTGATGTTGATATTCCACTTACAGATGATCCGCTTGATGAATTTGAAGATGATAATATCCCTTTTGCTCTTGATGCAGCAGATAAAACCGCAGCAACTTGTGTGGCATAAAAAATAGGAAAGGCAAATGGTGCAGCCGCTCCTGTTGCTTGTGCGCCTTTTTGAGCAATATCTAATCCTTGAATGAATCCTGTTGCAGTATTAATAGCAATACTTGTTAACGCTGCTATCTTTGCTTCTTTTGATCCTTGTTTAAATAATCCTCCTAATGCATCAGTTACTCCACCCAATGCATTTACATAAGTTAATTGAGCAGATAGCCTTGCATCTAAATTCGCCTGTTCTGCATCTTTTAATTCTGTGTCTAAGTTTATTCTCTCTTGATAGTTACCTTCTAGAAATTCATTTAAAGCAATCTCTGCATCCACTCTTGCTTGTGTTCCAATATTAGCCTCATCTATAATTCCTTGTAGCCTTGTTTCTTGTGCTATTTTTTCTTCTTCATTTATTTTTCTTAGTTTCTCAATTCTAAGTATATCACTTTCTTCTTGCTCTGCATCAAATTTTCTTTTTTCAAACCCTAAAGTAGAAACAGATTCTTTTTCAGTATTTATTAGTTCAATTCTTTCCCTGTCAAGTGCTAGATCATTTGCTTTTTGTTCTGATCTAAAACCTTCAACAGTAGCCTCTACTGCCATCACTTCATTCTTTGCAGTAATTAAAGCAACCTCATTCTCTGTTGATTTGTTTTTGTCAAAGGCAATCTGTGCTGCTCTTAAAGAGATATTTGCGTTTTTAAGCATTACAGTATTCTGTTCTTCTAGAACTTCACCTAGTTTATTATTGGCTGCAATACGATCCTCAATAGAGTTTCTTTCCTCATCTCTGATTTGTCTTTGTTGCTCTGCTTGTCTATCGTACTTTTCAAGCAATCCTGCATTTGTGGCTTCTGCTATTTCTGCTGATTTAGCAAGTTGAACATTGGCAACTGCTGCCTCTTTTATTTCAACAACATAATCTACTGCATCTGATGTTGCCTCTGCAAATCCATCTCCTGTTTGAGAAATGGCTGCTTGTAATCCTGTCATTCCAAGATTAATATCATCTAATGCACCACTAAAATCACCACCGAATATCTTGCTGAACGCATCACCAAATTTCTCAAATGATTTAACCGCAGTTTCTATTGGTTTGCCGAAGTACTTATCGAAGGCATTTCCGATTTTTTCAACACTCTGTAATCCACCTGTCAATAATCCAAAGACATCGTTAAACACCAAAGCCAATCCTTCAAAGGCACTACTTACCCCATCGGCAATCACTTGATTTTGCATGAATAATTCTTTCATGCTTTCTAAGGCAACTAGAAACAATCCTACACCTGCTGCTTTTATGGCATTGCCTATTCCCTTAACACCTTCACCTGTTGATTTAGATGTTTCTTCAATGCTTTTTAACCCTGCTGCAGTTTGCTCATTACCTTTTTCAACAACCTTGGTTAAATCTTTTATTCCATCGGTTAGATTGTCAACATTCTTTTCCGCTTTTTTACTGTCAACCTCTAAACCTACTGTTATTTTTTCTGCCATCTTACTTCATTTTTAAAACCTTTCCAAGCACCTTTAAATGTTTTTGGATATAGATATTTGCCTTGTGCTATTTTAATATTCTCTGTTTGTCCATCTGCTATTTCTAGCATTTTAAGTATCATCTTGATCATACTATGTTTATTAATTCAAAACTTGTTTCTCCTGTTTGAAAATTAGTTGTCATTGAATTTATTTTATAATCTTGATTATTAATTTCAATCACATTGTTCAATTTTAAGTTGTACAAAATGTTCAATGGTAAATATGCCTTTACTCTTATCAATCTTCTTTTTGTGTTGAAAGATTCAGAAATAAAATTATTATAATACTTTTCAAAAAGTGTATTAGAAAAAGATGTGTCTTGACTAAATTCATTTATTTCTAAATTGAAATTGATATTACTTGTGCTTATACTTGAATAAAGAGAAACACTATTTGAAGGAAGTATTACTGAACTTAATGGATCGTGTTCTGATGTGTCACGAACAGAAACTTGTGCTAATTGACTTTGTCTTAATGGGTAAAAAATTAAAGGTTTACCAATATAAGGTTGTTGTGTTTCATTTACTGAATACCCATACATCAAATTAGTATTTGATCCACTATTTTGATTTATTAACCTTTCGAATAACATATGTTCAAAAGGAATTTTTACTTCATAGGTTTCACTAGGTGCATCATAGATTTGATTATTTAAGGTAAATCTTAACTCACCCCAAACAAGATTATTCATTTGGTTAAATTGTTGAGCAAGAAATGAACCTGTACCTTCGTATTTAAAATCAATTTGTTTATAAGGTAATCCAACATTTATTTGACTAGAATTAACATCCATAAATTCATCAATGGAATATCTACCTATAATTCCACTTCCTATTTCATTCCATTTTCTTAATTCATCTTGCCATTCTTCTTGTTGTTGTTGCCATAAACCTTCATCTAAACTAGCAAAATAATCATCATAGGTTTGAACAACTATTTTTGAATCTTGATAATATGCAACTAGGTTAAAAGTTTTAAATAATCCTGTTAAGAAATCAATGATTTTCTGTTCGGGAATTTGTTCATTTATTAAAAAATCAAAATTAACGCTAATACCTATATTACCTGTGGAGGTAGCACTCCAATCATCTTCATAAGTTACTGTTGATGTACTACCATAAGGTGTATAATATCCTTCAGTAGTTAATGACACATCACTAAATTGTAAAGTACTTTCTTGTGATGTAATAACAAATGTATATTGGCTTGAAGTTACGTCTGTGGGTAGATCGTTAATGGTAACATTTAAGTTTCCTGTAACAATTCCCGAATTATACCAAGATGATCCTCCTTGTCTAATTTCAAATCTGTATTCGTGATTTGTATCAACAGGTGTTAAACTTACACTAAATTCATAAATCCAACTAGCAGGTTTATTTGTCCCATAAAGAGATGATATTTGCAAAGTTGTTCCACTATTCATTTGCAAGGTTGGTGTTCCTGCACCTTGATACACCCAAGTAGAAATTGGTAAATTATATTCGTTTACATTTTGTGATTCGGGAATAACATTCCCCACCTTTCTGTGCAACCACATAAATAATCCATAATAATCTTCATTTGTTGCATTGAAAAAATCATCTGAAAAACTAATACCTAAAGGAGTTAAATATTTAGTTTGAATTGCATCAACTATTTTGGATATTCTTAATGCGTATTTTAATTCACTCCACAAAACACCTTGATTTGTAGATGGGTTGTAAAACATATTATTTGAACCTGCTATTTGTGAACCCGAATCATAAAGCAATGGAGAAGTATGCGTTATTAAAGGCACAACAACATCGTTAGAAGTTGTGTCAACATTCATCTTACCTCTTACTGTGTCGTAGTCATAGGTTAAATCATAAGCAGTTAAATCAAGATTATCTAATTGATCACTTCCAAGAACATCTTTTAAGTTTATGGTTTCACCAAAAAATGTAATTCTATAAGCATAGGCTTTATTATCTTTAAGATCAACACCATCTAAACGAATCAACCCCTTTTTAAAAGGAATATAATTTAACTCAATAGATGCAGGTTCTTTTCTTCTAGCATCAAAACCCCCTACTATGTCAAAGTTATAATAATGTTGAAATAAAATATTATTTGTTGGTGATGCAGGAACTGAAAAGGTTTGAGTAAATTCTGTGAATATTTTATCAACCTGTTTAACGTTTTTTAAAGATTGCGTTAAAGTGATTGTTTCATCTTTGAATAAATCAAGTCTTGTTGAATCAACATATATCTGAACCTTCTGCATTATCTAACATTATTTATGTAATCAAATGCCATTTCAAATTCCATCACATAATCAATTAACCTATCGTTTAGGCTAGTCTTATATGTGAATGAAGATGTTGTAATAATCACAGGTACAACTTGTTCTGTGGAGGGATCGTAGGGATCGGGTTGTGTCAACCATACTTGATCAGATAAAAGCAATTCCTCAAAATAAGGATTAGCACCTTCGGGATAATACCCACTACTTAATGTTATTTTTTGCTTTGCAGTTTTATTAAATACACTTTTGGTTGGTGCGTTTACTGAGTATGTAGCCGATCCGCTTGATGTACTTATTGTATTTGAGTTATATGTTTCCCTTGATGATTCTGTTGCTTTCACACTTTTTAAAGAGAACCACAAATCTTGTAACGCTCCAAACTTATTCACGAATGTAATTTTTTTACCATCTCCGTATTTAGTGCAATCAATCCTAACAATGTTCATTGTGTCAGCACCTGTAAGAGTTGCAGTTGTGGCATCTGTTGCAAATGTCTTATAACTAACACTTCCTGTACTTGTTATGATTGGAATCTTTCCACTTGTGTTTAAAGGATAATAAACATAGTAACCATTTTTAATCACATCTTTTGAAACCATCCACAAAGGAGAAGTTATTGTTGGATTTGCTCCTTCCATGAATGTTCCGTAACCATTGAAGGCAGTATGATCTACTATTTGAACTGCTCCCTGCGTTGTTCCTGTAGCATTTTGTCCTGTGTACTGATTTACATTTGAAGATGCAGTTGATACAGTTGCAGTTGTATAATTTCCATCAAAAGTTTGAATAATATAATCTCTGATTAATTCAGCAATTTCAAAAGTAACAAAACTACTAGGTGCAGCATTTTTAATAATAGTGTATCTCAAAACACCTGCAACATAAAGTTCTAATTTTATACTGTTGGATGATGAACCCATTGTATAGGTTTGGAATCTTGGTGATCGTACTAATATATTTGACATAATTATTTTTTTATTCCTAGAACTATTGCTTTTTCAATGTCTAATTTAAATGCCTTTACTATCTCAATAGGTAAGCGTTTAAAAGCAGAGTAGAAAGGCTTTGTGAAGAACAGACTTGGTTTAGTTCCCTTGTTGTATATACTCCTAGCAATCAAGAATTTCATTGATTTATAAGATAGGAATTTGCCTGTCTTTTTATCCTTCCATTGTTTAATGGGTTTTTGCTTAATCCACTTCTCAATGCCTTTGGTTAAGCCTCCTTTTTTGCCTGTACCACTACCAAACTTAAATGGTGATGTTCTATTATTTGAACTACTACCTGCACCTCTTACACCTTGATCTACAAAATCACCATAATCTTCCATCAGAAAATCTAAAAGAAAATTACCTTGTTCTTCGGTTATGTCATACTTTAAAGAATTGTACAAATCACTTGTAGAGTTCTTTTTTCCCTTTGTCAAGTTTGATCTTGATTGTTGAATGACATATTTGCCAAAACCATTTAATGCTTTATTTAATTCTAGATAATCCATTAACAAATGTATATATCGTTGTAGATGGTTAGGTTGAAAGTTGCCGTTACTCCTGCTAATTCGTTTTCGAATCTCTCAGTAAAAAATTCAAATGTAGCATCTCCCCTTACTTGGTACATATTCTGAAACAAAGTGCCTCCCCTCATTAGTTGGATTACCTTGTTGCTCACAGACATTTGTGTGTTTAGAATATCTTGAGTATTGTCGTTACCTCTGAAGATATCTGTTGTTGGTTCTTTGCTTTGATCTACAATGTCCATTGAAAGGATGCTAATGTTAAAGGTGTATAAACCACTTCCATTGTCATCACTTTGTGTCACACTATTTATCAAGATATGCGACAAGGGGAAGATATCCTGCTTGTTCAAGTTGACATTTGATATGTCACCTGTGGTAACAGTTTTACAGTTTACATCTAGAAGTAATTGATCTTCTAGTGTTTTAGTTACTTGATAAAAACCTCTGATTCCTTGGCTCATCTTCTTTGTTTATTTTTTATTTGTTGTGCTTCCACTTCGTTCTTCTCTTTCATGAATGTGAGCATCGTTAAACATTGATCTAATTCAAGGGAAGTGACACCTTCAAATCTTTCAATATCTCCTTTAGCGAGAGCATAGATGCTTGAATACCATCCCCATTTTTTTCCAAATCCTGCGGAGAGAGTTGTTGTTTCTCCATTTCCTCCTGTAAATAATTGTTCGTAACGCTCAGTAACTCCAAGCCTAAATTTTGCAAAAAAAAAGTGGCTGACAACATCACGTTCAAAGGCATTTGTTTCATTCTTTCTTTTGTGTTTATGTCATAATCCTCAATAGAATATTTACCTGCTTTCTTGCTTGTAATAGGACGATACAACACGTTCATTGCAAGATGCATTTGATCCTCTTGTGGGAGATATGTGTCAACATCAATGTATTCACCAAAAGTCATTTCTTCCATCGAAGGAATAAACCCATATTCAACCCCATCCATTTTGAATGTTCTAATAAGATTAGGTTTCTCTTGGAAAGTTTCTGTTAACTTTTCTATGATTCTTTCGACATCTGTAAATTTGATATTCCTTGCATCCTTAAAATCTACGTTGCAGAATATTTCAATCATTTTCAACTGAATGATATACTCATCATCCTTGTTGATTTGCTGAACTTTCAAGAATCTTTGATACTGTTCTAATGTAATTTCAGATAGACTTGGAACTGTTACACTTGCTTTCATAATTATATAACGCAAAAACCAAGTGATTTTTAAACACAAAAAAAGGGCAGCCATTTCTGACTACCCCAATTAACCAACTAAACAAAAGTTTTAAATGCCTTCTAACTTCTTTACGTTGTCATATCTGCGTTTTGCATCCATTGCTCTTTTACACCATTTGTTTCTTTCTAATTTGTACTCTTGCAGAACCTTATCCCTTGCCTGTGCATCGTGATGCAACCTAGCAACATAAAAAGACATCTCTCCAAGTGCAGTCATTACTGCCTTGATCTCTTCGTTTTCGGGTTTGATCTTATTCCATTTTTTAAGTATCTCGGAACAAAGATGTGCATTATTCCAATATTCCGCATCATGTGTGTTCTGTATCTTGTTCATGCTATTGATATTAAAGATTTAATTTTAGGGATGACAACTCTTAATTCTTGCTCGTATGTTGAGCAATCTTCATCATCGCAATATATAGCCATTTCATCAATATCAAAAATATATTCGTAAACACCATCATCAGTTCTCATATATCCATATTCTTCGTATGTTTCGGGATCGCTAATGGTTTTCCTAACACAAATAATGTCAGCATAAACATCAATGCATCCCACACTCCAAGTAATTTCTTCTGTGTGAATCTCTGAATCACCCATGTGAATGTCTATGGGTTTTAAATCCTTCAGCAGTTCTTCTAGTTCTTGATCTGTAAATAAGTCTTTCATTTTGTTTGTTTATTGATTTAAAGGCAAGATACACTAATAAACTTATAAAACAAAAACTTTATTATCGAACATGATATTTTCCCCTATTTGGATTTTGTAATTGATAGGTTACTGAATATCTGAGGGCGTCTAAAAGGTGATTATGGGAATCTTGGGGCGTTTTTGACTTTTTTTCTAGCCAACAATAGTTATTCAATTCTTTAATCAGATTAACAGAATCTTCAGATACTATTAAATCATAATCTTGAATCAAGGATATTCCATAGGTAATAGAACCTTGTCCTTTTACAGATGCAACTATTTTACTACCCTTAGATTTTAGTTCATTTATCAATCTAGGTTCTGCACTATCCCCTATTATTAAAGCATCACCTGCGTGTTTTAAATTAAGTTCTGCAATCTCTGATGTGGTTAGATGTTTAATATAAAAACATTCCCTTAGATAGATGATTTTATTTGTTGTGTCGATATTGGTTTCAATCAGCGTGGATTCATCTGATGCAAATCCATAATCTTGCCCAAATACAGAAACACCTATCTTTTTAAATTCTCCTATTTTCCAATTATCGAAAATAACACCTTCGGCTTTATCTAACCATCCCCCTAGTATTTGATGCTTGTATTTATTGGGACGTCTTACCCTAATGTTTTGTATTTGGGATAGGTAACTTTCTGAAAGGTTTTGAATGTTGTCAAGGTAGGTTGTGTGAATATATGTCACATCCTCTTTGCTAGTGTTTACCCCTTCCTGTATTCCTTTGTCTTGGAAGAACCTTTGGTAAATCCAATGTTCTTTTGTTGTTGGGTTTAGAATCAAGATAATCCTATTCGTTTGAATCTGAGAACGTACAGATAAATCTATTTTATCGAATGTGTCCTCGTTGGTTAGTTCTTCAGCCTCATCTAGTACAAATGTAGTGACACCTTGCAATGACTTTAGATTAGCAGTTTGATCACCCGAAGAGGTTTTAATTCCCTTGAAGATAATCTTGCTACCCGATATTCTATTTTGTATCTCATCCTTTGTTATTTGGAAATGATCAAAAATATTAAGCAGTTCCAACTTCTCTATAAATTCGGGAATTATAGACACATAAGCAGATGTTAAGGTGTACCTACTGAAAAGGATAACGTGTCCTTTCTCATAGGTTAAAAGGCACAACATCAAATTGATGGAAAAGGATTTACCACTACCTCTTCCACCTGTTACAATAAAATACCTAGAATCCGATTTTGAGATTGGTGAATACTTCGGGTTTACCTTAATCACTAAACTGAATCAAATCCTTAAAGTTGACATTTAAACCTTCACTTGCAGATATATCTATTTTCTCTTTTGGCTTTCCATACCTGTAATTGAAGTAAAGTGTTAATGCTCTTGAATCTCCTTTAAGACACATCTCACCTAGTTTCATTACTACCTTATCAGAATCAATTAATGCATCTAGTTTTTCAATCAACTTTTCTTCATCTGCCTTTTTAGGGCGTCCTGCTCCTTGTCTTATCCCTCCGTTTTTTTGTCTGCCATCCATAGATTTATTTTTGTTTATTCAATTTGTATTTTAAAAGTAATTCCTTATTTATCATGTAAGCCTTTTTTAACTTTTTATCTTGCTTGGCTCTATATTCCCTCCAATCTAATTTGTTCTCATAGATACACTTTCTTATCTGCTCTGTCTTAAACCAATAAAATTCAATGTTATCATATATTACCCAAAAGTCAGCCTTTGATGTTGACATTCCCGATGGTTCATTATTTGATTCAATTTCGATTAAGATGTTTTTTCCTTTCTCAGCAACACGATCAAACTTAACTTCTACTGTTTTATCGATTTCGGGGATGTGTATATCCCAACCTTTAAATAATCCTTCTTTGATATAGGCTTTTGGATGCTTTTTTAATATCCGATTTAATACTACTTTTTCAATATTGTTTCCATCCTTATAATCCTTATCAAAATCTTCCATTATCCAATTTCTGTGTTTTCTATTATAAAATCCTTTGTCCTTCTGATAAAGAAATTCTGCTCCTTCTTTGTCTTGAAGTTTTTGGGAATACTAATTTCTAATTTATTGGAATCAGTATCTGTGAAATAATCTATTATGTATTCACCTATTTTTTTAATTAACTTTTTCATATCTCTGAATTACTTTTTTTAAATTTTTAACCTTATTTTCTAGCATATGTATTTTATCTAGTGTGTCAAGATCGACAGGTGTAAAGTTAAACTGTTTTTCTAACTCTTCTAACTTAGGATTTTCATCCTTGTACACCTTATAATAATGATGTGAATGTATGACAGTTGCGTGTGTTATATTCTTGTCATTTGCTTTAAAGAATAACGCTATGTTCATCCATCTAAGATTCATCTTTTCTCTAAGAAGGTAAATGAGTAGTGAACGGTAATGAATCACTTCCTTCCTCCTTGTGTCCTCAAAAACATTAACTCCTGTTTTCTTTATTATCTTATCGCTAATTTCCTGTGCAGTCATTTTAAATATCGTTTAACCTCTGTCCAAAATTCTATCTGATATCTATAAGGTAACCCCCATTTAAATATCTCATCTACTAAAATCAAAACTCCTTTCTTTGCGGAATCTTCATCAACACCACATTCGCTGATGTATCTGCTGATTAATTTCTGTGCTTGATCACTTGCATTTTTTTCTCTATCTGTCATAATTCTTTTTTTAACTTCTCTATATATAACGTTGCATCCATCAATTCTTCTTGAAGATGTGTCAGCCATTCTAAGCCATTCAAATCTTTTCTATCCATAGTTACACCATACTTCTTAATTCCTTCCTCTGAGCGTTGTTTAAATTTGTTTAGAACACTTTCTACTATGCTATCTGTCATGTTAATCTGTTTAATCTGTACAAAATCCTGCTTGGCAACCGCTTCCACCTCCATAAGTAAAATCCAATTGCTTACCTACTTTTTTTATTTGTTTAAAATTCATTTGTTTTTTCCAAGTGTATTTTTTTTCTTGATCAGAAAACCATTGCATTTTCAATGGTTCATCATCCCAATTTTTTCTTAGTTGCTGAACTTGTTTATGAAAGCAACCAACACAATTAGAATCTTCGGGAAAATCAATATTACTTTTCATTGCCCATTTATAAATAGGGTAATGAGTAATCTTGTCTTTTATTAAAGGAAAGTACCCTTCTCTCCATTCCATTTCCTCCCATTTGTTCCTAGTTTTTCTTTTTCCTACTATTGTCTTAAATGATGTGGTAAATCTATCAGCGCGTTCTTTTTCATCGTATCTAAACCCAATCCCCATTTTCACCTTCTCATTAATATTTTTTAGCCACCAATCAAATATTGGTTTTAATTTCATTTCTGTTGTGCAAAATCTCATCAACTCATTTGGTAGTGCTTTTTTCTTTAAAATAACCTCATCAAAACTATTACCCGAAACCCAAACAATTTCTTTACCCAATATTTGTTCTAAGTCAAACATAACTTTTAATGTTTTATCTGATTCAGCAGTAGCAATAAAATCCAAATCTAATTTATCTGAAACCATTTGAATTAATTTTGAGTCTTTGGGTTTACATTTTACATCATCAATTCTAATCAAGGAAAAAATATTGTAGTCAGCAGGATAATGAACTGCCAAGTAACTACTTGTTTTTCCTCCACTTAAAGAATTAATGGTTTTCATTTGGTTTGTGTAAGTCTATAAAATTTCCAATTATTAAAATCAATACACTTGCCATAACTATAAACAAAGTGCCTACTATTTGTTTAACCTTCTCCATTTTCTATCTGTTTAATTAAACCATTTATTTCTCTTTCCAACACTCTTAACCCTTTGGTTAATCCAACTATTCTGATTTGATCTATGTTTGGATCAAGGATGGCTTTTCTTCTCTCATCCCTTGTCTTTATCTTTTCGTTTAATTGTTCTTTTAAATTCATTTCATGTAGTTTAAAATATGTGATATTACATCTACTGTCCAACCATTGCCTAACATCTTGTATCGTTGTGTGTCAGAAACGTGATCAGTATAATTATCTTTTACCGTTTGTAATCGTTCACATTCTAATGGGGTTAATCTTCTAATTCTTTCATTTACAACAACTCCATTACTTCCATAAGTGTTAAATCCTTTGTAATCTCTTGATAATAAAGTATGTGATTTTTTTATTTCCTTACCTATTGTTTTTCCATTATCTAGTATATTATGTGGAGTTGAAATATAATTGTTATCCATCCTGTTACCCTCTTTTGTTGTAATGGTTTTTGTTTTAACCTCCACATCTTTTATAGGAGAAAATCTAAATCCATTACCTTTCATCTCCATTTTTTTTGAATTGCCAGTAAAATTATCAATCATTTTTTTGCTTAAAAAATACTTATCATCAACATCTTCTTCAACAACATCTTTAAGTAAAATACCTTTGTCTTTAGGTTGTTGTATTATGCTTTGTAAATCACCAAACAATCCTCCGGGAATCATTCCAATATTTGCCCAATACAATCTTCTTCTGTTTTGTGCTGATACTAATGATGAATTTATTTCTATTGGATTTACTCCTATTGCTTTTGATAAAATCTTTTCCCATTTATCCCCCATCATTACATTCTCAAGTAGAAAATACTTTGGCTTTACCTCTTTAAGTAATCTCATGTATTCCCAAAACAAATATGATTGTCCTTCAAATTCAAAACCTTCTGATTTTAATTCTAAATAATGATCTAGTGTTAGAATCTCTTGTTCATCTTTGGTTGACATTCCTTTGCGTTTACCTGCAAAAGAAAACGATTGACAAGGTGAACCACCTAAAAGTAAATCTATATTAGGCAATGAATATCCATCTACATCAATAACGCTACCTAGTTGTTTTGTCCTTGGGTAGTTGGCTTGTGTTACTTTTATAGCATACTTGTCTATTTCAGATGCAAAGTAATTATCTACCCGAACACCGCTTCTTTCTAGTGCTTGTTGTCCACAACTCATTCCATCAAACAGGCTCAATATATTCATTCTGTTCTTAATTTTAATAGGTTGTAGCACTCTATGTACTTTTCCCTTGCTTTACTCTTATAACGTTCTTTAAAAAGAAGGTATAACATCTTAGTGAACTGATATTTTGTGTCACAGTCCTTGTAATACTTCTCTGCAAACTTGATGCCTTTGCCCTTGAAGTAGTTCACATTATCTGCTGAATCTCCAATTATCATTTGAGTATAAAAGTTTTTTAAAGCATCAAATTTAGACACATCTAAAACTTCTTTTCGATTGTACTTATAAATCAATGCCGGGAATTGTAAGTAATCTTTGTCAATGCTTACAATCATCACATGATCTCTACCAAACTTCTCTGATAGGGTTTGCCAATAAGCGGCAACCATATCATCTGTCTCTACCCCATATCCATAAATTCCATCATAACTTTCAGTAACATAATTATGAATCTCAGATAATAGTGGAGGTTTTTTTTGCCCTATCCTATTTGCTTTGTATTTGGGGGTAATCATCTTTCTGAAGTTTCCTTTTGAGTTATTAAAGGTGAACACCTCTGTTACGTTGTACATATCAGTTAGATCATTTACTATCTTTTGAAATGCCTCATCAAATTTGTGAATGACATCATCTAAATCTGTATAGAATGTGTCAACATCCTCTTTTGGACAGTAGCAACTTGCAAAAATTAAACTGTCAGCATCTACTAGTAGTATCATATCTGTGTCTGATTTGTAAATAATCTAGCCAATAATTAAACCACTTGTTGTATTCTATGTAGTCTCCTGTTGACTTTTTTGCTTTTAAGTATTTATTATAGGCTTGTTCTACGTCCCATTCTTGTGTGTCTTCTTCTATAATCCATTCGTATGACATCGTTCAATAATTTAGTGGGATAACATTCTTTACACACAACCCAATCGGGCAACTCTTTAACATCATCCGAAGATGCTGCATAATTTCCACAGGTTGGGCATTCAATAACATATAAGTTATCAATCTTTTTACGCTCTCTTAATAGTTTTGAGTTGCTCATGCCTCTATAAGTTCATAGGCTGAAGTTCTTTCAAGAACCTTCTCAGCACATTTCAACATATCCTTAACATCAATTTCTGATGATGCACTATTTCTTCCTAATCTATAAGCCAACTCCAAAAGGGATTCTATGGTGTAACCTTTTAAGGCATATTCTTTATCACTTCCTATATTCATATCTGTTCTGTTTTGATTAATAATATTGTAAATATAAACAAAAAATTTAATAATGCAATAGGTTACTGAGAATCTTCCCAAATTTTATGCAAATCTTCAATCATTTGCTTTATTCTTTTAGGAGAACAAGTGCAAGGTTTTTCTAAAGGATGATCTAAATAATGAGAGTGTAGTTCGCAAATCTCATCATACTCTTGTCTTGTAATGGTTGATTTTTTACTTGCTCTATATCTGTCCCAAATCTTTAAATCTTTTTTATTGAATTTTACCATCTACTTATCCCCTTAAAATTATTTAACTTTTTTCTTCTATCATCACATCCGCAATCAACTCCTGTTTTTTCACTAAAAAAATCCACAACCGCCTTGATGCCTGTGTACTTGGTAAAGTAATATATTAAATCTCCTAATTTCATATCAAATGTTTTAATTTGGTTTTAACTCTTTTGTATGTGTTGTAAAGTGAATAGTAACTGATGTTTGTTTGTCGGCTTAACTCTGAGATGCTAATTCCCCCATCAACAATCTCATAAATCTTTCTATCGTACCAAAACAATTCATTAATCTCATCTACTACTAATCCATAAGCACTTTCATAATCAATATCTTCATCACAATTTTTCACAACATCCAACTCTACTATTTCTACTTTTGATTCCTTTCTTTTTAAGTCCAAGAAAAGCGATCTAAGCACTTTAAAAATATAGTAATAGTTTATGTCATCCTCACTATATTGGATGTCTGTGCCTTTCTCTAAACGCTTCTGAACCTTAATGTACATCTCTTGAACAATGTCTTGTGATGTGTCACGATTGCAACCAAATGATTGGACAATTTCAATCCATTGATTGTTCTTTTTAAATATTTTTTCAAGTGTTTTTGAGGGGATCATAAATGCTATCTAATAATTCGGGATAGCCAAAGTTATTGATTTTAAACGAGAATGTTTCAAAAGGGAATCCTCTGCTCCTTTTACAACTGACAGTTACTTGATCTTCGTGTACTGTATTCTTCTCAAGTGATATTTGTGTTTCTGTCTTTTTTTCCAAGAAAGAACCCAAATGCCCGGTTGGTTTGTCAGTCCCAAAGTTGCTATGAATCACAGTTATTATGTGGCAATTATAGTCACTACTCCACTTCATTAATTTCTGAACGCAATTATTACTTTGTTCTATATCGTTTACATCAGCGACAAGATCAGCAATTCCATCGATAACAACTAAACCTGTATTTCTGTAATTTTTTAAACAATGCTCTATAAAATCAATCCTTTGATCATACCCTAGTGTTCTAAGGAAATAAGGATGATAACCATCAGTAACACCACACATCTCTGTTACTCTTCTAAATCCTAATGACGCATGATATTTGCCTTGCTCTGTGTCAAAGTGTAAAACTTTTTCATCCCTTCTGTGGCTTTTAATGTTGCCTACAAAGTTGTTACTCCTTAAATACGCTGAAACAAGTAAACTAACAAAGAATGATTTTTTGCTTTTGGGAGGTGCTTGGATAAAGGAAAAATTTCCTAAAGTTCCAAGAGGTATTTCAACAACTATATTACCTTTTTTACTTTGAATAACCTTGTCACCAAAAGACAATGCTAGTGGAGGATAATCTACTTTTTCTGTGGTATCTATTTTACACAACTTATCAATAAGTTGCAACTGTTCGTTTGTCATGTGGTGTGTAATTTATAAAAAAAGGGGGAACTTAATCCCCCATCAATTAAAATGGTAAATCGCTACCTTCGGTTTTCTCTTCTCTCTCTGCTAACTTAATAGTTCCATCTGTCCAAAAGATTTTGCCATTGCCAATGTACTCTTTTGCTTTCTTGGCATCTCGCTCTTCCTTTGTTTGCTTTACCATTGCTGACACATTATTACCATATCTAGTATCATCATTTATGGAAAATGTTATGTCGCAATAAACTGCTCCATCTTTTCCTTTGACAAACTTCTCTTTTGGTAATTTGTCTACTCTTATATTTAAACTTCCTAGTGATCCCATATTTATAATTTATTTAATTCTACTTCTAATTCTTCAGATATTATTAAGGTTTCTTTAATCTTATCTAAAGTTCTTGATCCATCTTTCAAAGCCTCTACCACTTGCTTATATAAAAGTGTGCCTTTAATCAATGGCTTTTTGTTTTTATTTGTTGCATCATCATCTTGTGTGTCATCAACTAAGAAAAGATTACCTAATGCGTATTTTTTACCATAAGAACTAGCAGTTCCATATCTTTGAGGAATTGACATATTTACTTTTGAATCCATGTCAACCTGTACTATGGCAGTAGCCTTAATTCTTTGCACTCCATCACTTATTATAGCAGTTGATTTTATTACATGATCTCCTAGATACTTTTCTTTTAAAGTAACAGTAACATCATGAGGTAATAAAAAAGGTTTTAAAGCCTCTGTAAAATCTTCTGCACTTCTATAATAGTAATTTCCATACTTATTGAATTGTGATTTGTGAACTTTTAGTTCTGTTTGAATTTGTGCTAGTTTGTGGTTTAGTGATATATCCATTTTTCTGTTTTAAAATTTAACCTGTTCGGGATTTTCCCTAGATTGAAGTAATGCTTGTAGCATCTCAATCTTATTCTCCAACTTGTAAATAATCAGTTGAAACTCTTGAATCTGCACCTTGTGCTGATATCTTAAATCTTCTATGTTTACGATTTGTTCCATCGTTTTTTTGAACAAATATAAACATTTTATTTTAAAATTAAATTGAACGCTTTTTTGCTGCTTTAATCATGTATGCTTTTTTATCATATTTTCTTCTCCTTGAACAAATCCAATCTTTTATATCTGATGAAAACGCAAAGGAAAATCTATCTCTTCCTGCCTCTGTTGGTTTGTCATAAAGAACGTTCAATGGTGTTGGTGTTTTTTGCTCCATAAAAAAAAGGGGGTTCTACCCCCCATTGAAATTAATTGTTAAAGATAGTTACTATCTTGGTTTTACCATTACCGAGCGAGTATATCCTTTTCGGCAAGAAATATTGATACTTAAGAGAAGATGAAAATATTACATTTTTATCCTTATACTCAATTAAATCCTCATTGGTTGGGTTAATAATTTCTAGTAGTTTTTTTGAATTTTCCATTTTGTTTTTGTTTGTTTGATTAATAATATTGTAAAGATATAAAACTTTTATTTAATAACAAACTATTTAAACAAAAAAAGAGGAAAAAATTAATTTTCCCCTTTCGAACAGATATTAGGCAGGGAATCTTTCGATCTTGCTCTACCTATAAAATATACCACCACAGTTTATTTACCCTTCAAAGATAACTAATCTAACTGATCTAGCAAATTTTTATATTTTTTAATCATCTCTTCAATTTCATTTGTGGTAAATTTTCCCAATGTTTGAGATTTTAGAAACAATTCATTTGATGTGCCTTCTCCATAGTGTTTATCTAGGTATCTACTAAAAAGGTATTGTTGCCCATTTTTAAAGATGTTGCAACTGATACATTGCACACCTACATTTAACTCATCCCATCTAGTGGAGTAATGGCTTCTGCTTTGAAAGTGTCCACATTGTAACTCTTTCCAATGTCTTTCTACACCACAGGTAACACATTTTGCTACCTCATCAATAGCATCTTTTCTTCTGATGTATTTGCTAAATACACTATCTAGTTTTTTAATTAATTTACTTCTAGTTAATTTCTTCATATTATACGCACCCCTTTGAGGGGGTGCTTATCTAGTTAATGCCCCCCCTTACCCCCCCATTGGGAGAATAGTTTGCCCGATCCAAGCACTGATGTCTAGTGTGCAAGTTTCGCCTTTATAGCAATGCAATGATAATGAAAAAATTTTACTTTACAACCTCTTGAACTTCCTCAAGGGAAATCTTGCCTGTAACAAAGGCATAAATTGCTGCAATAGTAACGATTAATCTAATCATCTGTTTGATGAATCTAGGTGCAAAAAACCTACCTACTGATCCTTCCTTTGCACGAATATTTTCTACTAACTCACCACCTATTGGAACTACTGTTTCTACGATGTTTAAAAATACTTTTAACATAACTTCTATTTTTTAAATACTCTTTTTTCTAAATCTTCTATTCTTTTATCTGTTTGAAGTTCAAACTTCTCAAACTCTTTAATTAAGAAATCCAACTTTTGATTTACCACTCTTGTGTCATCCTGTGATACTATTTGTTTAGGAAGTGTTTTGGCAATCTCTATCTCACCCTGTAACATAAAATAAGAGGATGCTATTGAGAAGATCATTCCCCCTCCTAAGATCAAGGTTTTAAAATCAATTTGAAAATCGGGTTTATTATCACCATCTAAATCTACATGAAGTTTACTCATTTCTTGTCTTTGAATTTTTTATAACAAATGGCAATGGCTTGATCTTTTTTGTATTCACCCATTAATTGAGGAACACATCGAACCATAAAATCCTTCTGCTTTTCGTTTTTATTTGGTTTAGGTATTGGCATAATTAACATCAACTTTATTAATAAAACAATTAAAAAAAGCCTCATAGGCATTACATTACGCTATATCTTGTTTTTCCTCTGTGCTTTGTTGCTTTTAGTTTTTGCTTTCTATTTGTGTCACAATAAGAAATATGAACCCAATTAGGTTCTTCAGTTGTTCCAAATTCCCAAATCAACTGATCAAACTCTAAATTCTCAGATGCCCAATGAAATAAATCAGCATTTGATTTATCTCCTAATGTGTCTAAATCTAAAGCCTGTCCAAATGCGTGTTGGCTTGTTTTAGAGCCTCCTATGGCTTTGTTTAAGTCTAATGATCTGTACATACTATTTATCTTAATAGGATGCCCACACCAATCCCTAAGTGGCTGAAACAACTTCTCAGCAGTAACTAACATATTCTCATAATGCTCATCTGTTGGTTCATTGCTAATCCCCAACTTTTTAGCAGTATCTGAATGTATTCCTTCTGAGTAACTTAAATTTTTACTTAGTTTCTTCTTCCTTGATTTCTTCGTACTCTCCTGTTTCGGGATTGATGCTGCTGATTTTTCCATAATTTTCTTGTATATCTTCAAAAGTAATTTCTTGATGTTCTCTAACATCATCTAGTAATTTTAAAAGATCGTGCTTTTTTGATTCTAATACTCCTAAATCGTGAGCAATTGCATTCTTCTTTTTCTCTTGCTCTTGTAGTGTTTCTAATTCTTGATCTGTAA